AACAGACAATACCATCGGCCATTCTTTTCTTTGGAATCTTGCTTGGTGCATTTTGCTGGAGTTGGAAAACGATAGACGAGAGGATGCCGGTTTGGACCTTCTTCCAACCACTCAGTCTTTCCAGGATAAGCATTTTTGTCTTTCCCTTTGTGGTGATGACTCGCTTATTACTATTGATGACGAAATCATTTCCTGGTTTAACTCACCAGCAGTCATGCGCTTAATGGCCTCTTGGGGCACGATTCAAGAGTTTGAGCAGCTCGAGCCTCGCCCTGTCGAGGAGTGCGTTTATTTGTCGAACACTTCTGAACTTTTCTCTGGACTTTACCTTCCTTGTCCAAACTTTGATCGCGTTGTAGGGGGTGCTGTTGAAGCTGCAAAACAACACCAGGCATCTGTCGATGGTGGCGTGGTTGACGTTGATCCCCGATGGACTTTGTTGCGCCTTTACGCCATTCGGATTGAGTCTTGGGGCAGTTCGCGATGCCGCGATTTCTTCTCTCGCCTCATTACGGCTTGGCGCGCACGCTACCGTGACTTGTTTACTTTTACTCCATCTGAGCGTGAGATTCATGCAGGGGTTACCTGGGGCGATGTTGCCTCGGTTTGGAAAACTGATTTAGAGCTACGTTGGTTGTATACTGGCTTCGAAACGGGTGCTGCAGATAAAGAGAACTTCCCTTTTATTTTCGAAGCGATGGAGAAATCCAGTGCACGAAATGCTCTCAGTTCCGCAATTTTGCGGATTCGTCAAGAGTTTGACCCTACTCTTGGCTACCCTGGCGAGGGACCCCCGAAAGGAGGGGTGAGTACGCGTAAGACGCTCTCTGTGCGGGAGCGCCGTGCGCTCGAGCGGCTGGAAGCTCGGGTGCACGATCAACTTGCGTGGTGGCAGCAGTTTGTCAAGCTCAATCCGAAGCTTGCTGCTAATCGTTTTGGTGAGGCCTCCAATCCTGGACCCTCCAATCCTCTTGATATCTTCTCTAAAACTGCTTTTAAGTATCACGGCAACTGGGGTGGTCCCAATTATTCGGCAGGGCAGAAACGCCCTCAGGTGATTGATTGGAGCGTCCCCTCTGTTGATGCTTTGGATGAGAGTTTCAAGAAGCATGATTACAACTATTCACGCATGTCGCAGCAGAAGGCAGATGAGATTTGGCTTCAGCATGCCTTTCGCCTTCCGAATTCTGCAAAGAAGATTCTTGCTCAAGCTGGGTTTGCGGCGAAGACGTATCGTCCTGGTGGTCGTTCGCGCAGGGTGCGTGATCCTGGGGGCTACCCTTGGGAAGAGAAGGTCCAAATTCCAGCTGAACAACAAATGGACCCTGAGTTGATGCGTGAGTTTGCTCGTCCT